CAAGTAATTAAATTAACAGGAACTCTTGAAGCAAACGTTAATGTTACTATTCCAAATTCAATAGAAAAAACTTATATAGTTGAAGATGGATGTAACCATGCAGGTTTCACTTTAACTTTTAAAACTTCATCTGGAACAGGTGTACTTTTATGCGAAGGTCACACTTACACTTTATATTCTGATGGAACTAATGTTGTAAAAGCAGGTGAATTAAAAAAATGGAGAGCAATAACAGCAGCTGAAACAGTTCAAGCTGGTGCTCAACTTTTAGTAAATACAAATGGTGGAGCAGTTACAGTAACATTACCAGCTTCTCCAAGTGCAGGTGATGAAGTTTCATTTATAGATCAAGGATACGATTTTAATACTAACGCATTGACTGTTGGTAGAAATAGTTCAAATATAGCTAATGCAGCTGCGGATTTAGTTGTTAATACACAAGGTGCTGGCTTTAGTTTAGTTTATTCGGGAGACGCTACTACTGGCTGGACATATAGGGAGAAATAATAAATGTCTAATTACGAGGCCACAAAATACGATTTTGATGGAGCTAGCCTTTCAGGTGTTCAAGGAATTGCAACGGCAACTATTATGCCATGGTCTTCTTCGTCAGTACCGTCTGGATTTTTAGAATGTAATGGTGCAAATGTTTCAAGATCAACTTATTCTGATTTATTTGCAGTAATAGGTACAACTTACGGCGCAGGTGATGGTTCAAGCACTTTTGGTCTACCAAATTTACAAGATAACATACCTGTTGGAAAATCTGGTACTAAATCTTTAGCGTCAACTGGTGGAGCAAACACTGTAGCCTCAACTGGAAACGTAGCAGGCTCTACAGCCAATGCAACTTTATCAACAGCGCAACTTGCTTCTCATAATCATGGAGTTACAGGTGCGCGTTTTACTGGAAATAATAACGTTAAAGGAGCTCAAACACAGCAAATTAATGTTAACACACAAAATACAGGATCTGGACAAGGTCATTCACATAACATGTCTGCGACCTTTACAGGAGATGCAACATCTGTTATACAACCTTATTTAACAATAATTTATATTATAAAAACTTAAAGGAGAAAAAATGGCAACTAACGCAAATTGGACAGTAGTATTTGATGATAAAATAATTATTAAAAACTACTCAGAAGGTGCTAATGAAGGTGTAGGGCACAAAATCAACAATGATTCTTTTTGGAACGATTCTAAATGGTCAAATATTTGGGCAATTCAATATGTTTCAGGTAATGAAGATTATAGTGATAGTGTAGAATATAGAGATAATACAGCTCATACTTCATGGACGGCAGCTAACTTAGGAGATTTTAAAACTCAATTTATTGATAAATGGGACGCAGCTCATTTATCTGAATTACAATCTAATTGGGATGAAGATAATGCTGAGAGTGAAACTGAATCTGAAAAAATTACTAGATTAGGTGCAAGACCTACATCTTATTCCTCATAGGAGAATAAATGGCAAATTATGAAGCTACAAGATATGATTACGACGGTGGTAATATCACCGGACTTGTAGGAATTCCAACGGCAACTATTATACCGTGGTCTTCTTCTTCAGTGCCAACAGGTTACTTAGAATGTAATGGTGCGAATGTTTCAAGATCAACTTACGCAACTTTATTTGCAGAAATAGGAACTACTTACGGTGCGGGAGATGGATCAAGTACTTTTGGTTTACCAAATTTACAAGACAACGTAGCACTTGGAAAATCTGGTACTAAAGCTTTAGCATCAACTGGAGGTGCAAACGCAACTGCAAACTCTGGAAATGTTGGTGGATCAACAGCTAATGCAACTTTATCAACAGCGCAACTTGCTTCTCACTCTCATGATGGATTTCAACTTGGTATAGCAGATTCCATGTCTACTCAATATTGGCAAAGATTTAGTCGACAACAAAGATTTCCTTCTACCAATAGCACTGGTTCTGGACAAGGTCACTCTCACAACATGAGTGCTACTTTTACAGGTGATTCAACGTCTGTTGTACAACCTTATTTAACAGTAATTTATATTATAAAAACTTAGGGAGAAATGAACTGTGTCTAATTACGAAGCAACTAAATACGATTTCGACGCCGCAAATCTTACAGGCATTGAATTAATTCCTACTGCAACTATAGTGCCTTGGACTGCTGCTTCTATTCCAACAGGTTTCTTAGAGTGTAATGGTGCGAATGTTTCAAGATCAACTTACGCAACTTTATTTGCAGAAATAGGAACTACTTACGGTTCAGGCGATGGTTCAAGTACTTTTGGTTTACCAGATTTACAAGATAAATGTTGTATTTCAAAATCTGGTACTAAAGCTTTAGGATCAACTGGAGGCGCAAACACTGTAACCGCAACTGGAAATGTTGGTGGTTCTACAGCCAATGCAACATTATCTACGGCTCAACTTGCTTCTCACTCTCATGGAATAGGATCTGGAAGTGGTACACCTGGAGGTGGTAATAACGCTTTAGGATCTGCTCAATCAGGAATAGCTAATACTAATTTACAAAGCACAGGATCTGGACAAGGTCACTCTCACAACATGAGTGCAAACTTTTCTGGTGATGCAACTTCAGTTTTACAACCTTATTTAACATTAATTTATATTATAAAAACGTAATATTAAAATTACCTTAACATCATCCAAGAAGTTAAAATATATTTTTCTCCAGATAAAGGAGGATTACCTCTATGTAGATATGGAAATCCAGCGGGCCAAATAACTATTCTTCCTTTTTTTGGTTTTACTCTTTTTGAAAAATGTAAAAATTCTGTTTCTCCACCCTCTTCAACATCATTTAAGTATATACTAAAAACAAAAGCTCTAGGTTCATTATCAAATCCTTTACCATGTTCAATATGCCAAACGTGATAACCTTCCGTAGGTAAGGTTTTTTGAATTTTTAAAGAAGTAAAATAAAAAGGAACTCCATAAGCATCATCAGCTCCTACATTTTTAACATAATGATTCCAAGCTAAATCAAAATTTAACATTATTGTTTTTAACTCTTCCCACCATACATTCATATTATTTGGTGCTGCAAAGTATTGTTGATCTTGTTTTTGTAAAACAGATGCTTTTTCAAAACCTATTCTATTAATAGTATTATTAAATTTATTTTGATCTTCAAATAATTTAATGGCTTTATCACATTCCTCTGAAAGAATGTAATTATCATAAATTCCTATAAAATTATCTATATTAACTGTTTTATCTTTCATTTAATTTTTTTTTATAGTCAAAATGTTTATGTTGAGAAATATTGAATATTAAACTATATCTGTTTTTTTCTTCTTGAGATGTATCAAATCCATGTAGTATGTGAGGTGGAAATATATAATAATCTCCTGGTTCAGGATTTATTTTTAAATTTAATTCAGGAAGTATTAAATCACATCCTTTTGTTAAATATAAGATTCCATGAAGATCAGGGTGAATATGATAATCTAAACTATCTCCTTTTTTTATTTCATTGCCCCAAGCATTTTCAATAGTATTTTTTTCTAAAAAATGTTCAAATATGTCAGCATGAGTTGTTTGATGTTTATTAATAAGAAAAGTCATAAAATTAATAAAATTAGATTTATTTACAAAATAATTCCAATCCGTCATTCCACCTTTTACGTTTGTATAATTTTCCATTTTTGGATTTAAATTATTTTTTACATCCATCATAAAATTATGAATAAGATCAGGGTAAGGATAATGTCCAAATATAATATTTACTGTTCTTGGATAAGTAATAAATAAAGAATTTTTTTCTTCTGCTAATGGGTTATTTTTATTAAATAAACTAATCATTTTGCGACTTTCATTCTCTGTAAAACTAATATATAAAGCACTATATGCTACAAAAATTAAATTTCAAGCCTGGTTTTAACAAGATGGTCACAGATTCAGGAGCTGAATCTCAATGGGTAGATGGTGATTTTGTTAGATTTAGATATGGATTACCTGAAAAAATAGGTGGTTGGAATCAATTATCTATTGCAGGTGAAACTTTACCTGGAGCAGCACGTGCTCAACACACCTGGACATCTTTAGCTGGTGAAAGATATGCAGCTATTGGAACTTCACAAGGTTTATTTTTATATTACGGAGAACAGTTTTTTGACATTACACCATTAGATACAGCTATTACAGGATGCACATTAACAACTGTTAATGGCTCAAATGTTTTACAAGTTAATAAAGGCTCTCATGGTCTAGAAGTTGGAAGATATGTAACTTTATCTGGCGTAACTGTTACAGGTGCATCAGATTTTACAACAGCAGAATTAGAAAAAGCTTATGAAATTTTAACAGTTGCAACAGTAGATAAATTTACTGTGCAAGCTGTAAGAGCTGAAGGTGGATCAGGTATGACTGCCGCAGGTGCTGCAACTGTTAATCCTTACGTTGAAGTAGGTCCTGTTTTTCAAACCGCAGGTTATGGTTGGAGTACTTCTACATGGAATACTTCTACTTGGGGAACTGAAAGAACTACAAGTTCTGTAATCCTAGATCCAGGAAACTGGAGTCTTGATAACTATGGACAAGTTCTTGTTGCAACAATTAGAGATGGAGAAACTTTTACTTGGAATGCAGGAGCATCAAATGCTAGAACAATTAGAGCGTCTAAATCTACATCAGGTTTTTCAACTTCAGCTAACCCAACTGCATCAAGATTAACTCAAGTATCAGATAGGGATAGACATTTATTTCATTTTGGAACGGAAACAACTATTGGAGATTCTACGACTCAGGATCCAATGTTTATAAGATTTTCAAATCAAGAGGACTTAAATGATTATGCACCAACTGCAGTTAATACTGCAGGTACATTTAGATTAGATAAAGGAAATAGAATTGTTGGAGCAGTATCTGGTAAAGATTATACTTTAGTATTAACCGATAGCTCTGCTTATGTAATTCAATTTGTTGGTCCACCATTTACATTTAGTGTAAGACAAGTTGGTACTAACTGTGGATTGATTGGTCAACACGCATTAAGTTATTCTGATGGTAAAGTATTTTGGATGTCAGGTGAAGGTGGATTTTTTGTATTTGATGGTACAGTTAAATCATTACCATGTCTTGTTGAAGACTTTGTTTTTACAACAACTTCAGATAATTTAGGAATAAACTTCAATGCAACAGATATAGTTTATGCAGAACACAATACTTTATATGGAGAAGTAAATTGGTTTTATCCAAAATCAGGATCAGAACAAATTGATAGATGTGTTACATATAACTATGGGGAAAATGTTTGGACAACTTCATCATTAGCTAGAACTTCATATGTTGATACCGGAGTATTTGATGTGCCATATGCCACTGAATATAGTAAAACATCACTACCTGTATTTGAAGATATTTTAGGTATTACAAATAAATATGGAGCTTCAACTTATTATGCTCATGAGGTAGGAACTGATCAAGTTAATTCATCAGGCACAACTTCTATTAATGCTTTTATTGAATCCGGAGATTTTGATATTACAGCAGCTAGAACCCGACAAGGTCAAACAACAGGTATGGTTGATTACAGAGGAGATGGAGAGTTTTTTATGTCTGTGAAAAGATTTATACCTGATTTTAAAGTTCTTACAGGTAATTCAAAAATTACATTGCTATTAAATGACTATCCAAATAACACTGCATCTAGCTCACCTCTTGGCCCATTTACAATTACTAATTCTACTGATAAGGTAGACACTAGAGCAAGAGGAAGACTAGTATCAATTAAAATAGAAAATGATGGTACTGGTGAGACTTGGAGATATGGAACTTTAAGATTAGACGCTCAACCAGATGGAAGAAGATAATGGCAAAAGTAGTAATTAATATACCAGAACCACAACCAGAATATGATGTATCTAATCAAAGACAAATTTTAGAAGCTCTTGACACTTTAAAAAATCAACTTAATTTCTCTTTTCAACAAGA